GTTGTCATCGTCCTTATACTGGACAGTTCTAACAGTGTCCTCGCGCTTGATAAGCGATTCAACAAACTTCCTCTCAACTGTGTATTCCTGACCTCGTGTGAATAGACGTATTTCACCATTGACCCCAACAGGCACTGGGTTCTCAGCGTTATCGTCGATCGATTCGCCAACAATTACTGTCACCTTATCATTCATAAATGCCAAATCCTGCATGTACTCACGCACTTCCGGCGTGTTCATGTCCGAGTCAGTAACCATTGCAAGATCAGGGAGTTCTACTTCCTCGCCAAGTGGTGTGTCGATTACTGTCTCTTGTGTATTCTCAACGTCTTTCGTTTCAATCGAAGCCATGCGACTAGGCTTACTGGCTTTGCGTCTTTTGGTAGGTCTTCCTGCCATGGTAATTCTCCTTGTTAAAGTTTGTTGAAGGGGGCCGTGGCCCCCCGACAACAGTCTTACGCGATCTGTAAACGTGATGGAAGGGAAACAATATCCTGCCGCGCATACGTCACACCGGTAACGCCAGCCTGATTGCTCGCGCCATACGTCCATGTGGACCCGTTGGATGCAACCTTGATAACCAGATACCCGAATGGGGCAAAGTTATCAGGGAAAGCCGGGTTCTGAGGTGCGGTTACAAAATTACCACCCGCATCCATAGCTTCGACCGACCCCTGCACGACCTTCAGTGCGCCAGCGTAATCAAAGCCGTGGATAAAGATCGACCCTTCATTGATCTTAACCCCGGTGAAAGCAAGCCCGTCAACATAATCAGTTGTTGGAGTTGCCTGATTAGACAGCGCAGCCTTTGAGTATGCCTTGCCATCAATCGAGAATACGGTTGTACCAGTCGTACTTACCGTAGTTGTAGTGCCTGCGGCCAAAGTGGACTTGGACAGGCATCCGGTAAATCCGGCGGATTTTTGAATACTCATAAGTGACTCCTTAAATTACGGTCGCATTCACATCGAATGCGCCGGTTGTATTGATGTACACCACGTTAGGGACAACAGTAGCATCATCGAGAGCAGTCGTTCCTCCCACAAAATTTCCTGTCCCGGTAGAGTGGATGGTGATGTAACCCAGAGTAGCGCGAGTAGGCGGTACGTTCGGAAACCGAACGACTTCCAGTGTTGCGCCTTCTGTGCCCATCTGTGAATAGAGAGTTCCTGACGAATCAACGGAAAACACATACACATTATATGCAGCGTTTGTAACCGTCCCGGAAAGCGCAGCCATATCGGTCGAAGCAGCAATGCTTCGCAGCACGCCCTGTACAACCAGATTTGTAGCTGCACTTCCTGTCTTAACAACGGCGGAAGCAACCCCTTTGATTACCAGACCTGCGGAACTGAAGCATACCGAGCGAAACCGCTCGTACACATCTGTCAGGACTTGTAACAAAGACGATGCTTCTGTCTTGTCATAAAAAACAGCGATTCTCCTTGTTAAATTTTCCATATTTACTTCTCCTTATGTGAATTTAAGGAATGGGCGACCGAAGCCGCCCGTCCCGTTTAGCTAGACAGTGCGTTAGTTGCCACTTCATACACAGCCATCTGAAGGTTATTCAGAATGACGGCGTTGTAGTAGAACTTGGCACCCACATAGCCGCGCTGACCTTGCGGATCAGCCTTGTCTTTCTGTCCGGGAGTCATCGCGGTAATATCATTACCACGGAGATTGAACCCGATATGTCCCCATGAATCAGCAGACCCAATGATCACCTGATATACGTCACCGTATGTCCCGGTAGTTGAAAGCAGTGCAGGAACAGAACCAGCAACGGCTGCGCCGGAATCCTGTACAGCAACCAGTTCAGGGGACGAAATGAATCTGAACTCTTCGCAAGTCCCAAACTCACCAGCAACCGCACGGTTCGGATCGCCGTACTTCGATACATGCACGAATCCAGGAAGATCACGAACATCAGGGTTTAGGTCAGATGAAATAAACACAGGGAACGAAGCCTCGACCGGGCTTGTTCCGTACAGTCCACTAGCCGGAATGCGTTGTGTCATTTTTGAGATTGACGTTGCGTGGTTGTTGCACATGGATCGTGCAATCTTACGCAGACCAACCAGACTGATGGTTCCGTTTACAGTGGAACGAGAAACGCCAGTACCACCATAGAACTTATTGGTGTTTCCTTTCAGCACTCCGAATAAGGCCATTTCATGAACAAGCCCGCATCGTTCACCGACAAGGGTAGTCATCGCTTTTGGAATGTCATCCTCGTACAGATCGAACGTTTTGTCAGTATAGCCATAAAGCACATTGTACTGGTTCAACGTCTGGGTAATATCCTGCACGCTGATGTTCTCAGGAGCCGATGTAATACCCTCTGCGGTCAGATGATAGTTTGCATAAGCTGTCGCACGATCACCAGCTCCATCCTGGAAGAACCGGTTAGGCTGTGCCGCCGTCATTCCTTTATTGAGGAAACGACGATACTTTACAACGTCTCCGGTGTTAGGCTTGAAATCGTCGTTTACACCGACTGTGCCAAGCACGATTTTGGGCATTGCGTGTTTTAAGATTCGCCCCTTGATAATTCCTACCCGCTGCGGGGTAAGCGAAAATGATTGAATAGCCATTTGCTATCCTCCTTATAGTGCAGCCATTTCTTTTCGGAACGCTTCGTCTTCCTCATCGGCTTCGCTCGGAGCAGGTTGCCCCGGTAAGCCTTTCGGTCGAACGGCATCTTCAAGTGATGGTCTGTTTGTTTTTTGCTTTTGCACCGCTGGCTCTAAAGTCGCTTTGTATTCAGTGATCTTGTCACCTACGAAGTCGGCATCCCATACGTTAAGCAGTGTATGACGCTCATCTTCCGGTAAGCCTGCAACGAACTGGCCAAAACCTTGGTCATTCCATAAAACAAGCCCGTTCTGATCTCGTGAAAACATTGCAATTTCTTGCCAATCGGCATGTAGCTTTGTGAGTGATCTTAATTCCCTTGACTGATCCCGCTGGTTCTGCTCCTCAATGAATGCGTTAATTCTGTCATCCTGTGGGGCAACCGCTTCAATCTGCGGCTCATCTTCCAAAGGTTCTTCATCAGTTGGTCTTAGCAGGTCTGCGAACTCCGGGAACTCCTCACCAACGCGATCAATGATTTCCGGTGAAAGGGTTGCGGATTTACCCACCTGCCCTTTCAATCCTTCGATCATGGTCTGCATCTCTGCAAACCGGCTGCCGAATGTGCCGTTGGTCGTATCAATGGACTTTTGCAACTTCGCCAACTGCTCGAAATTAGCCCTGATCTCATCCTCGGTATATCCAGCCATCACTTCAACACGTTCTGGCTCGTCGTTTGTCTCAACATCACCGGGATCTTCATCCTCAAGCTCCGGCTCTGCGTCTTTGACCTCTTCCGCTTCAGGCTCGTGCTCAATAACAGGCGCGTCAGCGTCCATTATCGGCTCTGCCATTTCAGCTAGAAAAGCCTCGTCCTCAACTTTGCTCTCATCAACTTTTACTTCTTCAGTCATTACTCACTCCTTTCACTGGCCTTTCGGTCAGGGTTTTTATCACTGGCTCATTCAGGGCCAAAATCTTTTTAATGGCGACTATCTCGCCCCGTAACAGGTTCGTAACATCAATATCTTGCAACAAGTCATTACGCTTCCGAGCTGAAGCCAGCCTATCTTCAAAGAAGCCGTTAAGTTTCTTCCATAGGGCTGAATCCCGCTCGATGTTTGTTAATTCAAATGGTTGTTTCATTTCTGAAACGCCTCGCCGTCAGGTGCCCTACCCACTGGCTCAACGGCTGGAACTGCAACCTGTGGAGCAGATCCGTCGGTGGCCGCAAGCTCCTTCTGAGTTCGTAGACGCATTGTAGTTTTGGCAAGGTCTGCCTTAACGCGCTCAAGGGAAATCTCATGCTTGTTAGCATAATCCATCATTGCCAGTTCGCGCCTGAGTGTTAATTCTTCACGCCGTGCTGCAAATTCCTTTTCGGACCTGTCGGCAAGCGTCTTCTGGTATATTTCATCACGATCCATGTCTTCAACAGTCTTACGCTCGGATGACTGCATGCGCATATCTGCAACCTTCTCTGCGCTGGCGGTGCGAATCTTCGCAACCTCAACGGCAGGAATAGGCGCCTGTGGAACCTGCTGCATGGCCTGTTTTTCTTTTTCATCCATCTCAAACTTTGACGGCTCGAACCTCCATGCTCTCAATACCTCGTTTGCAGCCTTCTTCGGCGAATAACCAAATGCCGGGTTCAGTGACATGTTAAGAATCTGCACAGACTGCATTGCCTGAATCTCGCGCTCGACAAGGGCAGAAGAACCAATAGCAGTGATCTCCATGTCTCCCTTCTCGTCATCATTCCCGTGTATCAGTATCCAGTCGTAATACCTGCGAATATGAGGTTCTGTAATAGTCTCATCGAATACACGGGCAATTCTACGCAGCAACGCAGATGCGTTTTTGTGCAGAAGTTCCATGCCGCCAACTGTATCTGGAGCGCCCCCCTGCTGACCCTGTAATAAAAAAGTTACGCCGGTAGAATCCTCCATCATCTTCTGTGCAACCTGCATTAAATTTACCAGTTCAGCCTGATTTGACGGTATATTTATTGCCGTTATTGCATCAGTGACCTTTTCAACGCCTTCGTCCTCAACCGCAATCCATGTCTTGCCACCGTACATATTGTAATCGCCATCGGCAGGGATGATTTTTCCCTGCATGAGTATTAGTTGGGGTGCAGACGATAGCCCTGTGTTCTGCATCAAAGACCTTGCAGAGGCGTTCAGCATGTCTTGGGATACCCTTCCTTGCCTTGATACACCAATACCAAACGGAGAGCCTGCACGTCGTTGCCATGGCATTAGATCGTATGGAAATTCTCCGGATGTATTCGGGTTCATGTATCCTTTTATGACTGTATCATTTATCAGAACGACGACGGCATAGGCAAAATCCGGTGAGTCATCATGTACTTTACATCCGCATGCCTCCATATCCTTCATATCGACTTCGCCATAGTAATACCAAATCTCGAAACGCTCATCATTCTTTGATACAGATTCAACCTCGTCCGCGTGTTTCTTTCCAGGCCCTTCTTCAATAGCCTTTAGAATCTGTTTCGATTGGTATCCTGGAACACCAATCAGATCCCGTAGCTGACTGGATGATAAAAAGTCTCGCTCAACGCAATACCCACCATCGTGGATATTATCTCCACAGTTCGGATCAGGGAAAAAGTTATGTGGGGATACGTGTTTTGACCCGGGAGCTATCTTCTCTTCAACAACAAAAAC